GCGAGTTTTAGAACCCTCGGCAATTATTCCTGGCCAGACAACATAGATCACAGGACCGCTACAGTTAACAGATCTGTTGCAGATTCGAACTATAGGTTTACTGAACCTCCAGTATCTTCGAATAGACTACCGATTGTCTTAAGGAGCGAAGTGTCGTTACCTGGTCGAGGACCAAGAAGAGCAAGGATTATTCCGATTAAGAAAGAGTTTTCTTTCAATAATAATCTTTCAAGATTTGCGAACGACAACCTAACAAAGGTTTTGAGTGTTGAACCTACTCGCACTGAAGAAAGAGAAAACTTGCTTACAGATGACCTGAAGGGTTTCGACTTCACTAAGGAAGGTGCTGTAGCAGAATACTCTATAGAGATCTTTCCAAAAGAAAAGAACGCATATTTAGAAAGAACCAGAGAGAGGACTCAGTATACAGCGGATGACTTCTGGAAAACAAAGAGATCAGAACGAACTAAGATAGATCATGTAAACTCTCAAGGCAATACAGTACCTAAACTGTCAGTGTGGCCATTAGACGCTCATGATAGTTTTAATACTACGGCACTTAAGAAGACGACAGATAAACTGGGAAGTGATGGTTCTGGTGAATTGTTTGGCAATTATGCAATCTTCCACAACAACTTGGCACATCCAAGTGCGAGTGCATTGTTCGCAAGACCGATACCATATCAAGCAACTTCAAGTTTGCCGAAATTGAAGTATATCGATTTTAGATATCATTTTAGTATTTTCCAGAAAGTTCAGTTTGAAAGCAATCTTGTAATCGATGCGGATGTTACGATTGCAAACCAAACAGACTCTCCGAGTTTGGCGGGCGTTCCATATGACTATCAGAGTTCGGAAAAAATTAATCAGTTATTTATCAACAATGCGGGAGAAGACTCTGAAACTGGTGGTGCACTAACTGGACCAAGAAGATACAATGATTCACACAACTTCGACTATGATTACTATCTACCACATACTTTAATTGGCGTTAGAACAGCAGCGGCATCCGTAACAGATGCTCCAGGAGCAGATGATACGACTAATACACACTACAGATTCATAGAGAATCATGCAGATTTTCCCTTGCCGAACAGACCAACATTGTTCAGGTTTCATCTAAGAACCGGGTTTAATGCCGGTAGTGATGATGCTTTTGGAATAAGGACCAGTACCAAACCTCTTTATCTTCAAATGAAGGGTGACACAAATACAACATATACAAATGTTGCAAAATTCAATGGTTCGGATTATGTTGGCAGTCAGGATGGGGAATTTCAGTATGTTAGTATTTTGGTTACCGCATCTTTTGGAAACAATACCAGATTTAGATTCATATCTCCAACACAAGACAGCGCTACGGATGGTTTGTGGTCTTTTGAGTTTTTAAATATCTATGAAGGTAATAATGTCCAATCAGAAATCTTTGCAGGCACTGGCCATTTTGCAGGAACTTCCGTAATAACATCTTCTGTTTCAACTATCGCTAATGCCTTCAAGCAACTTCCAAAATCTACTAGGTATCTTAGTCCACAAATTATAGATAGGTCACTTTTGTCTTTTGGGAGGGTGGATTTATATAGAGATGAGAAAAACGAAAATCATACTGGAGACACTATTCTTCAATCGGAGATAAGTGCTCCGGACGTTAGTGTCTATGACCACTTGGTGGTTCAAAGTTCAGATACACAAAATATTGCTGCGGTTTATGGAAAAGACGATAGAATAGACCATCACCTCTTTGGTTCACAATTCTTTAGAACGCCGGAGCATGCTTCTAGAAATCCATTTAACTTTGAAAACTACGAAGATTTTGCTGCGCAAGCAAAACTATTGGCAAAAGATTATGGTTTGGTACCGGAGTTTAGGATTAGCGAGCACATAGATTATTATATTAATACTGTCGGCGGGGATGACCCATTCTTTTCTTGCAATGATACATTCTTAAAGATAACTGGTTCAACTACACCAGAAAACAGTTCACAAGATGCATTCTATGAGGTTTATTCACATTCGGACTTTGTAAAGCATTTTAATGTTGTTCAGCAGGAAATGAACAAGGTTAAGGGTGCTTCTGCAACAAATTTAAAACTTGAGTGTAAAGCATTTAAGAAATTTTTACCTTATAAGGGATTTTATCCGGCAGACCGAATGGTTCAACTTGCAGGCGAATTGAGTTCTTCTTATTCAACATATGTAACTGGTGGTCACTGGAGAAATGTGTTAGCGCCTTACTATGCTCCTGGTATTGGATTCAATTCAATTAAATCAGGTATTGCAGTTGATTATCCTGTGTTTGAACCACACGAAGATAGACTTTATAACCAATATGGTGTTATCTTTCAATCAGCAAGTCTTGCGATAGACGAAGGTGGAAACGCAGTTCAGTCCATAACAGGTCGACCTTGGGTCGCTGGCGAAGGCGGTTCTGGAGCAAGTGCCGCATTATCAAAGAATAGGATTGAAATAGGCGGCGGTTCACAGTGGGCAGACATCTTAACAGGAAGCAGCTCACCTGGAGCATCAGACAAGAGGTTGACACTATCGTTGTGGATGTATTTACCAAAAACATATCCAAGTACAGCGGATGCAGAACTTTCATTTTATGGAAATGTGGTTCAAAGAGGCAATATTGCAACATTTGGTAGTGGTGAAATAGAGGAAGATTGGGCGTGGAAAAAGGGGTTACATTTTGGATATTATGTTGCAGAATATTTTGGTCCGGCAGTCACTGCCGGAGATAGAAATTATGCCTCTAATTTTGGTAATGATTATGCACCAACTGGTGATGGCGCGACCGACAATGATTACATGATTAGTAGAAACTACAAGGTTCAGTTTGTTTGTTTTGGTGGAAATGGGAAAGATTTTTTTGCACTATCTGCTGGCGATGGTGGTGTTTTTCCAACATCATATACTAGTCCAGGGTGGAATCATATTCTTTTGACCTGTGATTTTGACGGACTTGGGACTGTGGGGTATTTGCCGTCTGGATTCAAGTCGTATGTTAATGGTGTTGAGTTAGACGAAATAGTGCACCTCACATCTTCAAGTGGATTTGATTTCACTTCTGATGATACTGCTGGGACTAATACAGCAGAAATTTTGTTGGATGGTCAAAGAAACTGTTTTCTCGGGGGGCATCTAGGGTATGTGAAGAGAATAAATGACTCATCTCCTTCATCACTAAGACCAAAAGATTATGAAAACAATAATCCTGTAGCAGTTTCCACTGTTTCAGCAAAAAATCAATTGATCACCCGGACACTCGGCGACCCCGGACTTAGTGCTGATGATTACGAGCACTATATGGCAGACTTTTTGAAACCAACTGAAATGATGATGACGGAAGTTGTAGTATCCAATGCTTTCGATACACATATGCCAGAGTCTCTTTCTGGGTTTCCAAGCGGAAAGAATCCACCAGATTATAATTATGGATACCTGGACACCACGAATGACTTAAGGTCATCAACAAAACTGGAATTAATACCCTTAGCATCGGATTTGGGAAATACGTATGGTCCAGCAAACCCATACACAACCTTGTCTGCATCATTTCATCAAAATATTGTTGGATGGTATCGCCCAGGTAACGATGGTGGGTATGACCTAAGAAGGTCTACAAACGGAAGGCATATCTTTAACCATGCACAAGATTTATTTTCTGGCAAGATTCCAAATCACTCTTCGAGTGCAGGAACATATGACGCCTATCAAATGCCCAAGGTCTACAATCACCTTACAGGCACATTCTACGGATTTACCGAATGGACAGGTTCTGTTGCAAACGATTTGAAGTTCTCTGATAAATACAGGCAGAGATGGAATGGTATAGCGGACATTACAAATCCTGCTCAGTATACCTATATTTATCACTATCCAAGAACTGATGCCAATGGAAGTCTTGGTAGCAAGGCACCATTTAAGACTTGGTATACGCACTTAGGAGAAGATACAACTTGGTTCACAAACACTACAGAATATGTTGAAAAGACTCTTGTCGAATCAAACACCTTCTTATCAAGTTCTTATACGATTTGTTCTGGAAGTACTAGAATTCCATCGTTTATTGTTGGTACGAAGCACAATTTTACAAATGATACTTCAATCCCAAGAATTGGTTCTGCAAGTTATGGTACTTACCACTTTACTGGTTCAGGTGAAATCGCAAACGACCCAGTATATTCACAAGGTTGGAGAACAGATTATCAAGGTAACACTGGCATTAGAAAGATAAATAGAATTCCTTTTGAGGCAATTATCGACCCCGCTGTATTCACACCAGAGATGAAAGATGATGGGGACGGAGAAACATCTATTGCATTATTCTATGAAGTAGAACCACACCCAAGTGCAAGTCTTCTTGGTGCTTTCAACAGGCAAAGAAAGTATATTGGACAAAATAGTCATGGGCATCAACTTTTTAAGTGGACTTCTGCCTTAGATAAACAACATGCAGATGACTCTGAGTTGATAACAGATGAAAACTTTCACCTCGGCGTGGCAATGAATTCATCGTCTGTTCTGGCACAGTTTGATCTTGAGCAGGCGAGGTCTAAAAAGTCTATTTACTCAATGGCAGCAAGTAATTTTTATGCAGAAACAATGAATTTGTTCTTGGCAAACAAGAAGGGAGTGACAATAAGATCCTCAGATGTGCCTGTTTTTGATCCTGTTGTTGGTCAGACTTATGAGATGTCAATCGAATTAAATGCTGGGTATAACAGGAGACTAAGACGAGACAACCCGATGTATAACAACCCAGCAGCATTTGGTATTCCATTTGACGCAGGCAAGTTCAGAGACCAGCATCCGGATGGACTTCACTTTAGTCGTTCAGCGGACTATGTTGGATATGGGTTTGCACCTTATTTGCCGCCTCATTATGATGGTTATGCTCGTGCTACATACACATTTACTCCAACTTTAGGACCATCCTACAGGTCGATTTCTGAAATCGCCAAAGACACCACGGTTCGGTATCATAGAAGAGTTTCAGCAACTGGTTCTATCTTTAGAAAATCAACAGGGTTCGCGAGCAATGAAAGAGAAGATGCAAACTCTGTCATACCTTCGTACAATAGAAGGTTTGCAATGCATATCAGCGAAAGTTTTAATGGAATTTCTCTCACTTCAGACAATGCCCTTGTTCAAAGTTACGATACAAACGGTAACCCAATAGATGACACAAACTCCATCGTTATTCAAACTAAGTTTGAGTGTCCAACATTTGATTTTGGTGGTGTTGGCGCAAATCAACCAAGAACAGATAAGACAACCCAACACTTACCAAAGATTAAGGGCATTTGGCACCAAACTGGTTCTTTCTTGAGTGACAATCGTCCAGCAGTCAATATTGTTAAACCACCTCCGATAACAAGTAAGGGCGATCTCTCTCAGTTGCTTGGACTGCATATTGAAGGCGGTAATAGAGTCGGTGAAATGCCAGAACAAGTCACAATTCATGAAGGTGTTGTAGCAATACCGTTTAAGACTTTTAACAACACTAGAAAGTTTTATAACTTGCCACCAGAAGAAGTGTACCAAGCAGTCAGAAATTTAGGTTATCCAGACTACAAACTTAAGACAGAAGAAGACAGGCGAAGGTTTAGGGAAGTTGCAAATGCTCTTGATGCAGCAACAGCAGGTAGGGCAGGTGGCACGATACCACAACAAGACGCCACAAGAAGAGTGCTGGACGACCTTCCAAGCAAAATGAATGTCAGACCATCGATACAACAGATGGTCCGATCTATGATGAGATACAATCTACCTCCGCAGTTTAACTTTTTAAAGTATAACAACCCAGATGGTAAGTATATCAAACCATTTGCTATGTATATGTTCGACTTTTCAGTCGATCTGCCAAAAGCAGATATTGCTAGAATATGGCAGAATGTGACACCAGATATCGGGTTAGATAACTTTGGTTCTAGAAATGAGAGAAATCCTCAAGTTATTAGTTCTAGGATCGTTGAACATGACCTGTTTAACATAGACGATCTTCTGGATCCTAGAGCAGAGATAGTTCCAGGTATTGCTGGCGGCGACGGGTTTGTTATCGAAGATTGGCAAGGTGGACTGGACAAGGATACACAATGGATGGTTTTCAAGGTCAAGCAGAAAGCAGAAGCAGACTACTTTAGAAAGAAGGAACTGGATAGACTACCAGATGGCCACCCGGAAAAGAAAATTAGTGTTGAGAACGACATTTTCAAGTACGGTTTCAACTGGCCATATGATTATTTTTCACTGGTTGAACTAGTTAATCTAAAGGCAACTGTTGGATTTACAAACAAGAGTTCTGTTATTGATGAAGAGACAGCAAGAATTCTGCAAAGTAGAAGGGATAATGAATGACATTTTTCAACAAAAAAGAAGAAGTCCTTGACGTCCAGTTGACTCAACTGGGAAAGTATCTCTTATCAAAAGGTAAATTCAAACCCTCTTATTATGTTTTTTCTGATGACGAAATACTGTATGATCCTGAATATGTTGGAAGCAAGAAAGGGACAGCAAGAGAAACTTCAAATAGAATTCAAAAAGAAACACAGAGATTTAGAGCGCTCTATGAACACGACGGTGTTGAGTCGAGAGTAATGGCACTGAATGGACACACCGTAGAAAAAACTAGAGGTCATGGATGGCAAGCAAGAGTTAGAGGAAGAACGGAAGAAATGCCATTTGATCAAGCATATGGTTTAGACACTGTCGTTGAAGAGAAGATGGGTGCAGATGATAGAAATCTAGTAAGAAACTTTATTGGTAACTCGACTATCGGAGAGAGGACTTCGCCGAGTTGGAATGTCGCATCACTTATAGATGGATCGATTGAAAACATAAACATCAGTTCTTCATCACCGAACGTTGGTATTAAGAGACCAATAATCAATTTTGAGGTAGACTATACCATAGATGCATCAGTGATAAATCCATCAGACTCCACGCCCTCAAGAGAGCAATATGACAACCTTGTTGGACTCGAACGGGAAATAGATTTTCTAGATAACTTTAGAGCGACGATTAGTGATGGAGAGATAGTTTTTAGTATCATTGAAGAAAACGTTGATTATGATTTGGAAAACTTCGAGTTTCAGTTCTATGAGATAGAAAACAAAGAAACAAACACGAGAGCAAACAATGCCGAGACTGAACAATTAAAAAAACTATATTTCTCTGACGACACTGAGGAGTCAAAGAAAGATAAGTATATAGAGCATTATTTTGATATACTGGTAGATCAAGACTTGGCGACAACTTATGGCACGAATATTCATGGCGTAAACAGGTTTAAAGTTAGGGACAGGATTCAAGCAGCAATATCCAACATATCCTCCGCCCGAGACAGATTTGATCTCGGACTAGAAGATCTAGAAGATTACAAAGGGGATTGCGACTAATGTCAAGATACGAAAGCACAAATGCCATTGTAGGACAGTTCTTGCCGAAGATATACACCAGAAGAATAACAATAGAAGATGTTAATAACTTCTCGCCAAAAGAATCTGAAACATCAATCACTATCGACTATCAGATTAAAGATGTATTGGACGAAAACGGCATCGGCGTCATAACACAAAACTCAGAAGGTGGCACATCAACGCAGGATGAAATTTTGTCTGCACTTAAGGTGGCGATATTTGCTTTCGGCGATGCGGAGACTGGTCAAAATTTTGCTAGAGATGTGCTGTCTTTGTCGCAGGCACAAGAGATAACTACGTCGATGGACTTTCGAACAGCACTAAATGTGCTAGGTTTACGATACATTCAAAGAGGCGGACAGGTAAAGGTAAAGTTCAACGATGCTCGCCCTGCGGAGTTAGGGTTCGAACTCAGAAATACTATATACCAACAGTACGACATCGACAACAATGTCATCAATGTTATTCCTTACTCTCACGCCTTTAGGTTTGATAACAACACTTGGGGTGATTGTGATAATGTCTCGATTTTGTGTTTCACCTTTTTTGATTTTACTTCGTTAGGACTTGCCTCAGACGGACTGGATGATACTACTGCAAGAAAACTTGGATATATGGTGGGCGACTTGACTTATGATGTCATAACTCAAGACGGAAAAGTGAAGTCTACTGCAATCGTATATAAAGACCGTCAGACTGGAACACCTTACTACGGTCCTGTTCATTACCATGGATCATCAAACCCAGGACCTGACAACTATGTAGGATATATGGCGGGGTATGGCGGCGATGACATGGGTCCAAGACTCAGGGAGATTCAGGTACCGGTAACAAAGATCCAGGACTTTAGGTCATTTCAAAGAACCAAACAGGTGAACTATCAACCACCGCAACTTGAATACTTCAACTCAAAATCACCAAATCTATCTTTCATAGAAAAGAGAAATAAAGATTATTTTGGACTGGAAGGGTTAGTTGTTGATTATGACTACGAAGAGAGAAACACCAACATAGACTTTACAATAAACCTGAAAGACATCTACAAGAATAATTCAAGATATTATGACATGATCAGTTCTATACCTCTTTATTGGGAGAATGCATACTGGCCAATAGATTTCTTACTTGAGATATTAGAGATAAAGATTTTAAGAAGAAGGATGACTCGCGATCCAATAGGAACGGATAGATTGGGTAACTCAAAAAGGGTAAAGTTCATGCCAGATGTCGAACCTGATCATGTTGTTATAAAATCATCACAGTCTCAAAACGGATTCTCTGTTCTAGAAAGAGAAGATGTTGGTGTTGGATACATAAGACAGAAAGATAGAACGAGTCGAACTAGGTCTTTCTATGTTAATGATATGGATATTGAGAAATATGACGGAAGTAATGCAGTTTTCCAATATGGCGTTGAGATAAAATTGCTTGATACGACCAAAGACTATTTCATTGGACGCTTGGAGAGAGCAAGAAGATCTCTGGAAGAATTGAAGTTGTTTGCAGAGGAATCAAAGATACCAGTTTTTAACTCTTATTACATCACAAGACCAGAAGAGAATGCCCCAATAGGATTGTCAGAGGGGCCTTCATACTCAGAAGTTGCACAAGAACTCGGCAACTACGACGTGAAGACAAATACGTTCACTAGGAAGTTTAAAGAATATGCCAGAGGAAAGTACAATTTCAATCAATACGTATCAAGATTTAGAGAATTAGTCCTCCTCTCGTCTGGTAAATCTTCGATAACTATGGTATCATCGGGCGGAAGTTTACTTCAAACTGATGATACGCTACAGTCACCGTTGTTAGCACTTAGATCTTTAGACGCCCTGTCAGACTTGCAAGATGGCACTGCAGCATCAACGCAGAGTTTGAGAAACATGATTGATCCCGTCAATGCAAGACCTGAAACAATAGATTCTTTTATAAAATCGTTCCAGGATTTAGTGTTGGAGATGGAAGACTTCTTTGATGTCGACAACTTAAACTCTATAAGCAACGAAGGTGCAGGATATTCCGCAAAAGCAGATTATGGTTTTACGGTTCAGAGGTGGTTTAACTCTAACGATCTTGGGACAGACATCAGCACGTTTATTGTAATGAGTCCAGCATCTAAAAGACTTTACTTTGATTATGGTCTTGCTCGACCTGCGATAAATCTACCAAGAACCACGACCCCAGAAGATTTATCGGATAGAGTTCTGAGAGAGCAGAACACTTATGCAATACCGGACACCGCGCCTGCTACAATAACTCCAATATCGTTAAACATAGGAGATTATGGTATATTCTTCAACGAAGACGAAATGGAAAAAAAGAAAGACCAGGACCGTATTGAGAGACAAAAACCGGGCATATCCAAATTCAAGCGCGACAGGATCGACCGAAAAAAATATATATTTCTAAAAGCGGACGATTTTGTTAATATCGCAGTAGTTAACACTTTTGTGGTGGAGTTGGAAAAGATGGAAGCATCTGGTAACGGTCCTGCCGCTCAAACATATGTACGAGCAGCATCTGGTGCCCCCCAATCATCATTCTTTAGAATTATGATGTCTCTAAATGATGAAATAGTAGATAACTCTGTCTTATATGGAGACAACATAAGCAAGGCAGCACCGCTCACTAGACCGCCTATACAAAGAGATTTTAGAGATAACTCAAACGAGTGCGGTTTGTCTGATAATACACCGAAAGAATTTAGCATCACTGATCTGACGTATGACTTTTTAAGAGAACAGGATATACTAGAATATGGATATTCACAAGGGGAGGGACGACTACGAGCACTCACGCCAAGCGTGACGATCCAGGGCATTGCCCCTCAAATATCTTCTGATGATTTCCCTTCAGGCGGTGTATTCGACAGATCAGTTCGTGTTCTTACTACATCCGGCGCACCACTCAACGCACTACAAGCAAAAAACATAGAACTTGTTGATGGTTATAAAATAGAACTTACACCAATCGATTACATTTCAGAAAACGCTTTAAGCACAGAGTTGTCTGCTGTTCCAGAGGTACCGTCACCTGGTCCAATGCCATCTACACGTTCTGCGACCACGGTTTCGCCTTCATACGGAACATTTGAGATTGACAGGACTAACTCATCCAGGAGTCCCACTCCGCCACCACCATCATTCGCAGAAAGAAATCGCAACCTATTAGGACCCACAGCGGCGGACCTTAATCAGAATACAACAACACCAACTTTTCGACGAGCATCCACACCTACCACCACTCCAGTGATGAGAACGCCCGCTCCAGCAGTGAGAACAACGCCAGGACCAGCAACTACAGTGCCAAGATTCGGGGGTTATTAATAATGAGAATATGTAAAGTAGGAGATATTTAGGATATGGCAGAGAAAGACCCGTGCGAACTGTTTCCTGAAGAGGAAATCGTAGAAGAAGAAGTAGACCCAGAATACCAGGAAACAGGCGGAAGTTTTGCTGATCGATGGCGAAATCCATTAGGACCTAGTGCGTCAGATTTGAACGAAGGTATGCTGGAACCAGATACTTCGGCACTTAGAGATGAATCAAATCCAGAAGTTCGTGCTCTCACCGACGAGATGAGTTCGCAAGTTGCTGCCGGTGCTGCTGCCCGCGTTGCCAGGCAACTGCAAGGCGACTTAGGCGAAGGGTTAGAGAACGATGTTTCATTCACTCCTGTATATCAGGGACCAACATCTGCTGGTCGAAGCACTTGGATTATCAATAACTCTTCATTGCTAGACTTCGGACTGACTACCAATGACCGTGGTGAAGATAAGTTTCTCTCTAAACCAAAACAACTTCTTGCACAGAGTATTGGAAACGGGTGGAACAACGGTCTTCGTGCCCCAGTAAGTGTCAATAATTCTAATTACGAAATAGATCCGATTAGATGGGCATCTGACAGACTTTGGATCAACATAGAGCAGGCAGATGGTCCGGCCGAGTATGTAACTCAACTTGTAGCAAAGATTAACCACGGGAGAAACTATTCGACCCCTGACTTGTATTTTGTTAATAAGACTACCACCGAAGATGGGTGGGGATTGTTGTATGAAGACCAACACAAGAGAATGTTTATCACTTATGTTGGCAACGCCGCATCTACTCCCAACTGGGCAAACATAAATGATATAAAGCAAGACCTTAATTCTAAAAATAGTTTAGGTATTGACATAAGATATGAAACGCACAGAATTCAAGCAGAGAAGTTCTTAAACAGTCCTGAACGTTGGAACTGGGCGAACTATTTCTTTGGGCATATTTCAAGAGAAAATGTAAGTCAAATCACTGGACAAGACTCAATACAAAGACTCAGAGAGGATGCAAACAACCAAACAGAATCGGCAGGGTGGAGAGGTGTTTATATAAGGCACGGATCCAGCACCACCAAGGCAAGTCTCAATCCGTTCCCGTTCGTTCCATATTACGGAGAGAACCTTTCATTAAGTCAGGATACGAACCCAATATATTCAGCATTGCCGCCAACTGTAGGAAGAAAGGTGTACATAGATTATACGACAAACGTAACAGACCTTTTGTCAAAGGAAGAGTCTGACGTCCTTCAGGTAGGAAACAAATCATACTTTGATATAAGACCAGTATATTCTTATTACGATTGCTTGTATGAAAAGGTCTTCTCTGGTGTTTTGAGTGAGATGGAATTGCCATCTCCATATATCAGGCAACCTGGTTTTGGGTTTGAGACATCTTCCAGAAGAGCACAAGGTCTTAGTGTTCCTAGAATAGAAGACTTTGAAGAGCAACAGTTTCAAAAATTAACTGCTGCAGATGGGTTCTTTCTGTTAAATTTCTTTTCTGATTATAATCCAAATCAAGCAACAGGTATCGAAGCACAGGAATCATTCGCAGAAGCAGTTCGCGGAGCATCAAATAGAAATCCAGAAGCAGAACGAGAACTTGCAAAATATATGTCAGAATATTATGGTTTTAATATTGATAACCAAGATTCAAACATATATCTCAGTAGATTTAACACCGAAACTCTAGACGAGATATATGAAAGAAGATACCTAAACCCTATGTTTGTTGAGATGGAATTCGGCAGCATAGAAAAATCTCAACTCGCCGAGGCGATGACTCTTAATGATGACAATACACTTGTCAAAAGTTTGTTTGGATCTTTAATACCAAATACCGATAGAGTAGAGTTCATTCCAGGAGCATTACCAGGTCAGGGGTCGACTAGGATTATAGAGTCTCCTCCGGTTGCAAGTTACGTTGATCAATTGCTTCAAAGTGGATTAAATCAAGGTCGCGCCAATTTAGACACAAAGATAGAATTTTCAGATACTATACCAATCGAAAATGAAAGAACACTAGATTTTTCGGAATGGTTCGATAGAACTTTCGAGTTTTATACCGCCGGTGTAGGCATGTCCCCAGCAGAAAAGTTCGCCAACATCTTTAGGATGTTGCTGATAAAAGGTAAGATAGCAAGATTTGTGAATGCCAGAGCAAGAACGTATGCGCAGATAATGTCAGGAGTGCCTGCTAAAAATGAGGTGTTGGGGTTCATTATTGACAAGTATGAAATAGACAGAAGAAACGAGGCAACCTACATTAGTAGTTTTCATTTGCTTTCAAATAACGACAGAGAAGTGGAAAGATTCGTCGACAGTCAAGTAAAGTACGGAAAGATATATGAATACAGGATCAATAGGGTCGTGGCAATCGTCGGCAACAAGTACACATATGCCCGCCCCGGTAACGTAGATCTCGAAGACATCGACGCCGCACGGATCGCGGAAGATCCACAAACAATGAGATCTCAGACTGCAATATACAGACAGGGTGTTGGTGTTGTCAATATGCCATTTCTTCAGATTATGAGCGTCCCATCTACGACCAAGAGAGTTGCAGTCGCAGATAGACCTCCTCTGTATCCAAATGTAGATATTATACCGTTTAAGAATGATCAAAACAGGGTGCTCTTTAATCTTAGTGCAAACTGTGGAGAGTATCTAGCACCTCCGGTACTTTTGGAGGACGATGACAATTTACAGTTTTACACAGTCGCAATAACACAGGGACTTCAAAGTGTTCAAAATATACCATATCAGGATGTCGCTAGTTTGAATTTTTCGTTAGCGAGAGATCTTTCTGACGCTGAGATGATAAGGTTTAGGAGTGATGACCCTGCTTCCACTTTTGAGATCTTTAGGATAGACACGTATCCAAGAACTATACAGGACTTTCGCGGCAACAAGATGAGAAAAGAGATCACTAATGCTGATAACTTTTCTTTTGTTGATAATATATCTCCAAACAAAAAGTATTACTATATTTTTAGAACAGAAGATGTTCACGGACATGTCTCGAACCCTTCACACATATATGAAGTTGAGTTAATTACATTCAACGAATCGGTCAGACTTGGTGTAAAGATTGTAGAACCTGAAGATATAGCAAATAAGAAAAAGATGCTGCGCCAATCAACAAGACAAGCAAGGCAATTTGTTTCAATAAAACCAAACATCTCACAAAAGACACTACAGTTACCAGTGAGTGGAGAGTTTCAGGACTTGGTTAACGCAAGTGCAGATGCTGTTTTTGGAGAACCCGAAGTTAGTAAGTTGTGGGGTAAAAAGTTTAAGTTGAGAATAAGAAGTAAGAACACGGGTAAAGAGGTGGATGTTAATTTTAGGTTCAACGTTAAGGTTCAAAAAAATGAAGAAAATAAAAAAGTAAATTTAATATGTTAAAATCTATTTACAGATGAAGTTCGAGGAGTTTTAGTACATGGCATTTTTAGATAATTCCGGTGACATTATATTAGACGCAGTTCTTACCGATACCGGTCGGTTCAGAATGGCGAGAGGAGATTTCAGAATTTCCAAGTTTGCTCTTGGGGATGACGAGATTGATTACTCTCTTTTCAACAAGAACCACCCAAGTGGATCCGCATATTACGATTTAGAAGTTCTTAGAACTCCGCTGATGGAGGCGCTTACCAATAACACCTCTACGATGAAAAGCAAACTACTTACAATCACAAGAACTAATATTCTCCACTTACCAGTATTAAAGTTGCTCGACGGCGGCAACACCGGCGGCGAAGGCCAGTCCGCAGTCATCAACTCAAAACTAAACGCTACGACTGGTGGATATATCATCACTTGTAATGAAGCAACGGAAGTTGATACTGTGCTCACAGAAACTACCCCGACGCAAAACGGTATCATAAAAGGTAGCACCCAAACCGCAATTGCTGACTCGTCAAACTTCATTGCTGTAGAAAGAGGACTGGACACTACCGAGATTTCACCAAAGGTAAGAATGCCAGCAACACTTCAAGAGACACAGTTCATCATAGAGGCAGATTACAGGTTGGGTGCTATTGTCGACAAGAGTGGTACGCCAGTACCAGTTTCTTTTATTGACGATGACCAGATTGCTTCTTATTATGTTAGCGAAGGTACAACAGATACTGCAGAACCTATTGTTCTTCCTTTTCTTGATGATCTCAGAACGGATGAGCGCGTCAATGGCGAAGGGTTGTCTGCGCATAAGATTAGAGGACCGAGAGATAGAGTAATTCAGTTTAAGATTGCTCCAAGCATAAACCTTACGACTTCAGACTTCTTGTTTGATAAGTTGGGTTCGACACTTACTAGTGTCAACATCACCGGATTCGAGGACACTCAAAATTTTAAAATCATAGACTCCATAGTTAGATTAACATCTGCTACGACTGCATATTCAATCGATATTCCAGTTAGATATATCAAGAAGACTACATAAGGATAAATCATGGCAACAACATTTAAGACATTTCTAAACAACGACGTAACAACAACAAAAACATTACTACATGAAGCAATTCCAATTACAGGCGCTATTGTTTCTGGTACGTATGACCAAGGTGACCACAACGGCGGCAAAACACCGTCAGAATATAATATCAAGAATTACTCGCATGGAATGTTTCAGTCAGTATTTGATTATCCCTACTTAAGTTCTTCTGCAAACCATATCTTTGATATTTCTATTGGATATTCAACAGGAAGTGCCTTGTCTGGTAACGTATCTGATGCATCATCGAACACCAACTTTAAGCAACAAGAAAAGAAGATTGCTATGTATAATCAGATGGCACAAGTCCTTATGGGTCATGACAAGGACGGAAAGATTCAGAGATTTGACCGCGATGGGAACCTATCCGATGATAATGATGGCAAGATGGACGAAGTTATCTTCTTGAACTTTTCCAGACTCCTTGTTAAGGATGAGATCAAGAAGGGTAGTTTTCAAATCAAGTTTGGTACAGAACCAGTCTTTAAGAGTGGTCGAGGATTACGAGGCGCTGCCGGAGGCGATACTCACCACATTCTTACAATCGGCGACACGAATGCGCAGAATGATTTTAGAATTAACTCGCCCGCCGGTGAGTATGGCATTCTTTCCGCATCCCACACTACACCTGCAGGAGGGCAGAGTATCAACCACGGACATAGTGGTTCACTTTTGTCTGACAAGGTTGGACTGATTTTTTATCAAGCAGGTGTTTGTGTTTTGACTGCTTCTATTTTCAATGGTGCTGCCACCGGATCAAATGATAACAGAGGTCTGTTAGAGCAAGCAGTCTCTATGAGTATTGATGGTGGTCATGGCGTTGGGTTGATTGCAGACCATGGAACTGTGAGTGCGAGCATTGACCAGATGTTGACAGGTTCTAAGATTGAGCACGTTGCAAATAACATCAGAAGAAGGATAAGTGACATCTCTTTCAACAATACGACAGAACTTAATTCAACTGTTTACTTCTGTAGAGCAAATCACAACGAGTTCAACTATAGTGCCAATCCGACCTATCTTGCAGATTCAAAGATTAGAGTCAAGGATGTCCCTAGTGACATGCCTATCTCATATGTTACTTCGATAGGGTTGTATTCACCAGATAACGAGTTAATGGCAACAGCAAAACTATCCGAACCACTTAGAAAAGATCCGACAAATGAACTTACGCTAAGAGTAAGACTTGATTACTAAGGCGGTGCCCTATGCCGTTTAGAGAGTTCGGAAAAAACGATTTATTCTACAATCAAATAAAGACCTTTCCAAAGAGCGACTTCCTGATATATGACTCCAAAGTTTACTTCAATGGAGTTAAGCACTCTGAAGGGGAATTCGGAAACCTTCATGGAGCACCTCAAGGGTTTATTTCTTTATATGAACTAAACGTTGACAGGCAGATAGACACAGGCACAGGTGCACCACCTGATGGCAAGTCGATCTATCCGTTCATAACAAAGGACGGCACTCGCATTGCTTTTAAAACTGTGAGTACATCTGAATTTGATACTACTTCTCAGTTTGCATATGGTGATGTAATAAAGGGAGATTATCCCTTGACTTCTAGTATTAAAAGAGTTAGATTTGTGAACACTGACGCAGATTTGATAGAAATAGATAGCAGCGAAAGATTTGCAGGTAGTTTCACAAAACTTACTAGCAACAAAAGATTTATCAATTCTCTCAAAAATACTTTCAACGAATATGCACACATGAGCAATCAGTATGAGTTTGTAAATAAGGAGTGGAATAAGGGAACTCAAGAGATGTCACTGGTAGAGATCCCCAGTATTTTTTATGGGTCAAGCATCAAGAAAGGGTCCGTGGTGTTGCAGGTTTTTATTACAGGTGCTTTAGCGGCAGAATGCAGAGACATAAAAAAGAACGGAGAACTGATACAGGTTTCTGGCACGTATAATGCAGCGACCGACAATAATAAGGTTGCTGGAGTTGTCTTATACAACGAGGGATTTCTTTCGTTGACTGGCAGTTGGGACTTATCAGAAGAGACTGATGCTTTTCATGCCGGAACAAACGAACCTCGCTGGGTAGACTTTGCAGAAGGTGCAAATGAGACAGGGGGACCTGCCGCAGGCACCTTGAACAAGGTGATGTTCAGAATCTCGTTTGAAGGGGTTAATTACGTCCCAACGATAACTATGTTTGCCCACGCACCGAAAGGAGAGATCAACAACTCAACGAATCCTACAGTGTTTGTCAAATCGCAAACTAGAGATCCCTCTAACGATGGTTCGGTATATAGGGAATTTAAAGATTTAGAATTTACAAAACTAGAACATTCAGATTACGTTTCAACAGGATCGTACGAAAAACAAACTTACATTTCTAAGATTGGCATATATGATGACCAAAAGCGTCTCATCGGTATTGCAAAACTCGCAAATCCAGTAAGAAAAACCGAAGACAGAGAGTATACATTTAAACTTAAATTGGATATCTAATGAAGAACAGAAATGAAATACTTGATCTTAAAGTTCATGAACTCAAGTTTGCGATTAAAAAATTAGAGATTCACAATAAAATCAATCAAGAAGCGATGAAACAGTTTTCAAAAATGTTTAAAGATTACATTGACTCTGTTGGTGATAGTGATGAAAAACACAAATTGAAACAAGCGGCAGGACTGGTTGGCGAAAATGAGAGAAGATCTCTTAAAACTGCAAAAAAAGCAAAGCAGCAAAAGCAATACAAGAAAGGGCAAACAAAGGTGCAACCGGAGGTAGAACAAGAGCATGTTTATCAACCTCCCCCAGAAACTCCAAAAAAAGAGTTACCGAAAGAATACAAGTCTTTGTACAGAAAGATAGCAAGTAAAACTCATCCAGACAAGGTCAAGGACGATGAGGAAAAAAAGAAGATTCTCCAAGAGGTTAACAAGGCAGTCACTGAAGAAAATTACTTTAAACTAATTGAGTCTGCGCTAAAACTCGACATAGAGATCCCGAAAGAGGTACCGATTAACTTTGGATCAATACAGCAAAAGATAGCATCAATACATAATCAAGTTAAACAAATTACTAAAAGTGTTGCTTGGGAATGGTATCATATAGAAGAGGACAATCAAAAGAAGAAACTTATTGAAGGTTATGCTTCGTATATTATAAAGAATAAATGATTTTAGGTTTAGATATATCAACAACTATCACGGGCGTAACCGTTCTTGATATGGATGGCACGTGTATATATAACGAATATTGGGATACAAGAAACAAGAATCGCTTCCCAACAATATATCACAAAGCACATCACGTAAAAGAGAATCTAAAAGATTTACACAATGAGTATAATATCGAACATGTTTTTATAGAACAATCACTTCAGTCTTTTCGTTCAGGTTTTTCTTCAGCGCAGACCTTGTCCACCTTATCTAGATTTAATGGCATAGTGTCTTGGGTATGTTGGGAAATGTTTGACCTTACACCAGAGATGCTTGCCGCAACCTCTGCCAGGAAACAGGTTGGTATAAAAGTTTCGAAAGGTGAAAAAGGAAAACAAAAAAGTTTTGATTTTGTTCTTGCAAACGAACCCACTTTCATAGTAGAATATACAAAGAATGGAAATGTAAAACCAGGTATCATGGATAAATCTGATAGTTGGGTAATAGCGAAAGCAGGTTACAACCTTTGTATAGCGAAAAGTTAAGCATCATAAAGAAAAGTCTTGGTTCATATTATGAATCAAATGAAGAATTGTTGTTCTTCTGTCCTAAATGCAACCATCACAAAAGAAAGATGTCTGTCAATATAGACAAGAACATGTTCAAGTGCTGGATATGTGATTACAGGGGAACCAAGTTAGATCCACTTGTCCGAGGGTCGGAACTCAAGGACCGATGGCGCACCCTAACAAACCAGGTCGACATCACAAGGTTTGATGAGTTGTTCAAGGATAACCACCGTACTGAGGAAGAAGCACTTTTAGAGTTACCGGAGTATCACAACACTCTTACATCATCAAGACTGTCTCTGACTGGGCAAAAGGCATTGAGATACTTGTTGAATAGGGGTATTGATTATTCGCAAGTCTTGATGTATAAGATGGGGTTCTGTCATCACGGACAGTATGCAGGTAGAGTTATAGTTCCTTCTTATAATGTCAGCGGGGATTTGAATTATTATATCGCTAGATCTTTTGATGGTGCATATATGAAATATAAAAACCCTCCATGTTCTAGGAATGTTGTGTTTAATGACCTGATGATTGACTGGGATCAACCTGTCGTTTTGGTCGAAGGTTTTTTTGACTCTTTGAAATATGAGAACAGTGTTCCGATACTCGGATCTACCCTGAACACCAGCAGCGTGTTGTTCAACAAGATAATCGAAAAATGTAAGATGATTTACATATGCCTAGACAAAGACGCAAAGACAAAAGAATTGAAAATAGTTAAGAATTTGCTTGACTTTGGCGTTAAGGTCTGTAAAATAGAATTATATGATTATTCCGACTTAGGTGAAGTTCCAAGTCACTTGTTGGGTGAGTATAAGAATCGTGCTTCTATTGTTACGAGAGAAGACTATTTACTACAAAAACTTAACTTTGGAGGTTAAAACATGAAAATAGAAAAAGATAAACTCAAGAACTTGATCAACGAAGAGATCGAAAGATCCTTCGACACTTCTGATGAAGGTTTCGTGGCAGCGGAACAAGCAATCGAGAAACTGGAAAGTTTAAATGAAAATCAAAAAATAAACTTTCTAGAAAGACTATTCAACCACATCAATAAGAACATTAACATCTAAAAGCATCGGAGGGTAGATGAGGTTTGCTCACATTGCGGATACACACATCCGCAACCTTAGATTTCATTATGAATATAATGAAGTATTTAACCAGTTGTATCAATCTCTAAAACAAGAACGCGTAGATTACATAATCCACTGCGGAGACATTGCACATACTAAGACTCAAATATCGCCTGAGTTTGTTGATATGGCAACAAGGTTTTTTGCTAATTTGGCAGAGATTGCACCGACTTATATTATATTGGGTAATCACGATGGAAACCTAACCAACAGTAGTCGCGAGGACGCCATCTCTCCCATAGTTAGGGCAATGAATAACAAGAACATTCACTTGCTTAAGAACGCCGGAGAAACAAGGATAAATGATAAGTTTTGCTTGAATGTGTTGTCGGTTTTTGATGAAGAGAATTGGGTTGCTCCATCTGACTACGATTCAATTAATATTGCTCTGTATCACGGCGCAATAAGTAAATCAAAAACAGACAGTAACTGGACTCTAGGTGGAGATCATGGTATCGAAATTTTTGAAGAGTTTGACTTTGCTTTCTTGGGTGACATACACAAGACTCAACAGTTGGATGACGAAGGTCGAATATGGTATCCAGGATCGACAGTTCAGCAAAACTTCGGAGAAACACTAGACAAGGGTTATTTGCTTTGGGATATCGAGAGTAAGGACGAATTTTCTAACAAATTAATAACCTTTAAGAATCCCATACCTTATGTGACTCTCGCACTGAATGAAGACGGAACTTTACCTGATGTCGATGTGCCCGAAGGAGCACGTCTTAGGTTAGTTGCTGAGAATAATCTAACTCCAGATCTTTGGAGAAAGAGTCTAGATGTAGCAAGGTTCAAGTTTAAACCAGAAAGTCTTAGATATACCAACAAGGTTTCGACGGCATCAGTCCCAGTTCAAGCAGAAGGACTTAAGTATGAAGACCTAAGAAACATCAAGACTCAGAATAGATTAATATCTGAGTTCCTTGCAGATTACCAGTGCGAGGAAGAGGTGCTTCAAAAGGTATTCGAACTTAATTCTAGACTGAGCAAGATAGCACAAGAACAGGAGGACGTTTACAGGAATATCAACTGGAGTCTGCAATCCCTGGAGTGGGGAGGATTGTTTAACTATGGACAAGGGAATAGCATTGACTTTACAAAACTAACGGGAACTGTTGGCATTTTTGGAAAGAACTTTTCTGGTAAGTCATCAATCGTTGATAGTATGCTGTACTCTATTTACAACACGACGTCTAAGGCATCTTCGAAAATATCTAATATCATTAATGAGCACTCAGATACTTGTTATGCAAAAGCAGTAATAAAGATTGCAGACAAGAAATATGTAGTAGATCGCAGCGCATCACGAAGTGAGAAAAGTGCTACTGGCGCAGAGACTGGTTTGGAATTTTCCTGCGAGGAAGATTCCGGAGAGGTGTTGTGTCTAAACGCAATGAGCAAACCAGACACTGACAAGAACATTAGAAAGTATTTTGGAACCATTGATGATTTCTATATCACATCTATGGCGACGCAGTTAGATTCGTTAAGATTTATTGTTGACGGTTCTGCAAAAAGAAAGTCAGCACTAGCGAAGTTCTTGGACTTGCAGGTGTTTGATAGAAAATATGAACAAGCAAAAGAAGAATCAAAGGACCTTCGTGGTGCCTTGAAAAGATTGGAGGGTGTTGATTATGATGAGCAGATTATGGAAACAGAAGCAAGTCTTTTACGGAAAAACGAAAGCATGGAAAAGAATCAAGAGAAGTGTGAAACTCTTCAGGGAAGAGTGGAAGATTTACGTGAACAGATCAATTCCATTGGATCTAAGATTGAATCTGCTCCGACTGAGATCATCGACCCGATTAAGGTTAATGTGGAAATTAAAACAAGAACAAAAAATCTTCACGGACTTAAAAGAGAAAAAGAAGGTCTTGTTTCGAAAGTTGAAAGTTCAAAAGCGAAAATCAAAGAGATTACAGAGTTCTTGTCGGGATTCGATATTGACACGTATGAGGAAAAGAAGACTCGCATAATTGAAAACCGAGAGCAGATAGATAAGTACATCAAGCAACTAGAAGAAGTATCAAAGGAAAAGGTAAAGCATCAGATTAGAAATGATTTATTGTCTGAGGTGCCTTGCGGTGACTCATTTCCTAGTTGCAAGTTCATAAAGGACGCTCACGATGCAGCAGGACTAGTGCAAATCAAGTCAGACATTATGGCAGACATTGCTAAAAATATTAATTCTCTAGGAGAGGAAGTATTCGCAATGAGTCCGGATGATGTTCTATATTACACTGAAAAGTTTGAACTTCTAAAGGGAAAACAGGAATCAGTACTTGAGGGGTTGTCAACCGCAGAGATGTCCTTAGAGAGAATTGAAAGTAGTATATTTAAAGAAACTACGATACTAGAAAAACTTAACTCTAAGATGAGCGAGTATGAAGATAACAAGGAGGCAATAGAGAATCTTGAAGGGTTACTGTCAGATAAGAAGTCTCTTCAGTCTGATGTTAAGAAATATACTAGGGAATGCAATGATTGTAAGAAAGAAACAAACTCTCTCTTGAGGGAAGTTGGGTCACTGGAACAACAAGTAAAGGAATTGCAGAACCGGAAAGAGGAGTTGAAAACTCTGAGAACTGAGTTTGCAGCATATGACTTGTTTATGAAGTGTTTCCACAATAACGGCATATCTCACGACATTATAAAAGACAGGTTGCCGACTATTAACGAAGAGATTGCAAAAGTTTTGACTGGTGTTGTTGACTTCGATGTCTTTATCGAAAACAACGAAAAGAGACTGGACATTTTTATTAAACACCCCAAGCACGGCGCTCGTTTGATTGAGATGGGATCAGGTGCTGAGAAGACAATTGCTGCAATGGCAATACGACTTGCTCTCCTGTCAGTATCTAGTTTGCCAAAACCAGATATATTTATTTTAGACGAACCAGGAACTGCCCTGGACGCAGAAAATATGGAAGGTTTTGTGCGAATAATTGACATGGTTAAGTCATATTTTAAGACTGTTATTTTAATCTCGCACCTAGATACTCTTAAAGACGCAGTGGATATGCAGATCGTTATTGATAAAAAAGACGGGTTTGCTCATGTTAGCGTTTAAGGAGGATAACATTATGACAGCACTAAAATCATTTGCTGACAGACATGTAGAGCGATTCATTTCTAGGAAGTTTTTGGCATGGTTAACTGCTACAGGGTTGGCAGTGAGCGGATCTTTGACTTCTGGAGATTGGGTTGCCGTCACTCTTGCCTATATCGGTTCACAGGCACTAGTTGACTTAGCAGTGCAGTGGAAGCACGGACAAAAATAATCTAAAATGTATCATATAAAACTTATTTGGATCTGGTTAAAAGAGAACTGGAAAGTTCCTCTTGTAGTCGTATGGTCTATAGTTATTTGGGCACTATCACGAAAGAATGCCCAAGCAGCAATGGATGTCTTGGAAGCAAGAAAAGAATCATATGAAAAGCAGATAGTTCAACTCAAAGAGAACCACAAGAGAGAACTGTCCGAAAGAGATCAGAACATAAAAGAATACCATAAAACCTTGGAAGAGATTGAGAAAAAATATAGTGATAAAAATGTTAAAATCACTAAAGCAAACAAGAAAAGAGTCAAAGAGATAGTTCAAGACTCAAAAGGAAATCCAGATGTCGTTAAGCAAAAGATTGAAGAACTTTTTGATTTTTCTAACTTTAATTAGTTTCTCTACTTCTGTACTAGCACAAGACGTTTTAAAGGTTGTAAAAGGTAATCCCGCTCCTTATGATGGTTGGTGTCTGACCGAACGAGCAATGGCAAAGATCATTGCTGACAAGGAACAGGAAGGTGCTAGGTGCCAACTGAAGGTCGGCAAAGAGGTTGACAAATTAAAGGCAAAATACCATCTTCAAATTAGCAACCTTGATTTGAGAATTCAAAGTTTGGAGGATGAGTTGGATGCAACTATCAAAACAAAGAACCAAGAAATAGATAAGTTAGAAAAGGTCGCTCTTTCTCGACCTAATAATTATTGGTATCTTTTCACTGCAGGTGGATTTGTTGTGGGCGCAACGTCTGTATTGGGTATTTGGGTTTTGGTGGCAAGATGAAAAAAACTGAAGATCCCAACTATATTGTGAAACTGGAAAAAGCGATTTCTGAAAGGTGGGGAGAAGAGGCGATAGACAATCCGAAGAAGCATTGGACTCCCGAAAAAGAGAAAAAGCACGAAGAAGAAGTGAAAGAATTCTATAAAAGAAAGTTTTTTAAAGATGAGAAGAAGTCTAAAGAAAACTACAAAGGTTTTTTGATTACAAAAAAACTACTTACTAGAGAAAACGAAAGGGGATGTCCAGTCTGTCAGTCTTATTCCTTTTCTGCACAAGATGATTTGTATATGGCAAAGTTCGAATGTTGTTTTGGATGTTATGTGCATTGGGTCGAAGGTAGGGAAGAAAGATGGAAGTCGGGATGGAGACCCACAAAGGAGCAAACTAATGGCAACAACACTTGAAATTATTAATGGCATCTCACAGGTTCTATCAAAGAAGTATGATGGAGCACTGGATGAGAACGACGAACCTTTAAAGATTGGTTTAAAGAGGGAGGGTGACGAAGACACTAATCCTTTGATTGACTCGCGAGTCATGGACGGTTTCGGCGTAAAGTTTGAGGGAAACAAATTATGTGTAACTTATTCTAGCGAGATTAAACTCAAGGAAGTATATGGCGGAACTCTGGAAAATGATGTGTCTAGTATGATCTCAGACGTCGCTGCATTCTTGAAAAAGGAATACCGAGCGCTAACAAAGTCAAGTCTTTCGCTAACCTCGGAAGGCGAGGTTCAGGTCTTAGTGCAACCGGTATCTAGAGTTAGAACTCTCGTAACCGCAGTACAGAAGTTTAAGATCGGTGGCATCGATGAGCAATCAAGTGAGCGAGAGGAGATGAAAATCCCATCAACACCAGAAGCGAAGAAGACCCCCAACGATAAACGAAAGTCCGACCCATTTGAATCTTTCAAGGCATATGATTTCGCAAACAGGAAGAGATGAGTTCAGTCCTAACCAAGAAAGAAATAATGAGAGAGATAGTAAAGTCAGGTAGAGATCCGGACTACTTCATCTCAAACTATGCAAAGATAACTCACCCGCTCAAGGGATTGATACCGTTCAAGACTTACCCATTCCAGAAAGACGCTTTAAAAAACTTTGAAGATCATAGATTTAATATTGTCCTCAAGGCACGACAGTTGGGTTTGTCTACAGTCACCGCAGCATATGTTGTTTGGTTGATGATGTTTCACAAGGAGAAGAACGTTCTAGTCCTTGCTACTAAGTTTGGGACTGCTGCAAACCTTGTAAAGAAAGTGAAGACAATCTTAAGAAACTGTCCTGATTGGATAAGGATTGCACAAGTGTCGGTTGACAACAGAACATCGTTCGAATTAACAAACGGGTCTCAAATTAAGGCATCTTCTACTTCTGGAGATGCTGGTCGTTCAGAAGCGTTGTCCTTGCTAGTTATAGACGAAGCAGCGCACGTAGAGGGACTTGATGAGTTGTGGACAGGTCTATACCCTACTCTATCAACTGGTGGGCGCTGCATCGCACTCTCGACGCCTAATGGGGTCGGTAACTGGTTTCATAAAACTTACACTGACGCTGAAAGCGAGGCAAACGATTTCTTTTCTATGAATCTTCCCTGGGATGTTCATCCAGACAGAGACCAGGACTGGTTTGCAAAAGAAACAAAAAACATGTCGAGAAGACAGATCGCACAGGAGTTGGAGTGCAACTTCAACATGTCAGGTGAAACAGTGTTTCATCCAGACAAGATGGCATCCATAAGAGAATTCATGACTGAACCAAAATACAAGTCAGGTTTTGATAGAAATTATTGGATATGGAAAGAAGCGGAGTCAGGAGTGCCTTATCTGTTAAGTGCGGACGTTGCTCGCGGCGATGGTAAAGACTATTCTGTTTTTCACATATTCAATACTCTTACAATGGAAATAGTCGCAGAGTATCAAGGAAGACTTACACCAGATTTGTTTTCACAAGTGCTTTGCGATGCGGGACGAGAGTATGGAGACTGTATGATAGTAGTAGAAAACAACACAGTTGGTTTCGCAGTCCTTGACAAACTTATAGAAATGCAGTATCCTAATGTATATCATTCAATCAAGTCATCTCACGAGTATGTAGACCAAGTTACCGCAGAGGCAGCGTCTAATGCCGTCGCTGGATTTACTACCAGTCAGAAAACAAGACCTTTGATTGTAGCAAAGTTGGAAGAATTTGTGAGAAATGACCTAATTACGATAAATTCGCCTCGTCTCTATAACGAGATGAAGACATTTGTTTGGAACAATGGGCGACCAGAAGCGATGCGATCTTACAATGATGATTTGATTATGGCATGTGCAATAGGTTGCTGGGTGAGGGACACGGCATTGATAGAAAACAAGAGAAGCATAGAATATAGTAAAGCATTTCTTGCTACAATGGTTGCAGCGAAAACTAAAATGAACACAACAATTAAAGGTATGCATGGTTATGAAGGCGACAGCGTCTTTGAGAAAAAGAAAAAGCATTCACAGACTTACGACCAATTTCCTTGGTTGTTTAAAGGATAAATAATATGGCAGGCGGCAGAAAAGTAAATCCAAAAAACGCACAGAGTAATCTGTTCAAGAAGTTAACAAGACTATTGTCGGGACCTATTGTTAACTATAGGACTCAAACAGCGAGGCGTCTTAGAAGAAGACAGTTAGATAAGTACGCTAGTAAGTTTACATCCGCTAGTGGACAACAGTTCAAGCGAATGGATTACAATCCATTTGCCGGTCTTTATGGTGGCGCACAGAGCAGTCAAAACAGATTAGAGAGATACGTCGATTTCGACCAGATGGAATACACCCCAGAGATCGCCTCGGCAATAGACATATATGCTGATGAAATGACAAACCACAGTTCAATGTCTCCTCTGATGACAATCGATTGCAACAACGAAGAGATCAAGGGTATCTTGTCTGCGCTCTATTTTGATGTAATGAACATCGAATATAATATCTTCGGATGGTGCAGGACTATGGTCAAGTATGGTGACTTCTTTTTGTATCTAGACATCGATGATGTCATGGGGATTAAAAGCGTCATTGGACTTCCGGGGCAAGAGTTAGAGAGACTTGAAGGTGAAGACAAGACTAACCCGAACTACTGTCAGTTCCAATGGAACTCAGCGGGTTTAACTTTTGAAAATTGGCAAATCGGTCACTTTAGAATTCTTGGAAATGACAAATACACTCCCTACGGTACTTCTGTTTTAGAACCTGCCCGACGCATATGGAGGCAATTAACTTTATTAGAAGACGCTATGATGGCGTATCGTATTGTGAGGTCACCTGAGCGAAGAGTGTTCTATATTGACGTAGGTAATATACCTCCCACAGACATAGAACAGTATATGCAGAAGGTTATGACGTCGATGAAAAGAAATCAGGTTGTAGATCCGAACTCTGGACGAGTAGATCTTAGATACAATCCGATGTCTGTAGATGAAGATTATTTTATTCCTACACGTGCAGGATCGTCTTCCAAGGTAGAGAGTCTTCCAGGAGGCACATACACAGGAGATATTGACGACGTTAAGTATTTGAGAGACAAGCTATTTTCAGCACTAAAGATTCCAGGATCTTACCTGACCAGCACAAATGCTGAAGCAGGTGGTGGAGAAGATGCAACTACTCTTGCGCAAAAGGACATTCGTTTTGCTAGAACAGTTCAAAGACTGCAGCGATCCGTTGTAACTGAAATGCACAAGATTGGAGTCATTCATCTTTACACGCTTGGTTATCGCGGAGAGGACTTAATCAATTTTAAACTTAAACTAAACAGTCCTTCGAAGATTGCTGAACTTCAAGAGTTGGAGCACTGGAAGACTAAGTTTGATGTGGCAAGTGCTGCGACAGAGGGATACTTCAGTAGACAGTGGATTGCTTCTCACTTGTTTAATATGACTGAGGAAGAGTTCGTTAAAAATCAGCGACAGATGTATTATGACCGACAGTTTGACGCCAGACTGGAAGCAGCATCAGAACAAGCACAAGCAGAAGCAACTCCTGGTGGGTCGGGTGAAGAAGAGGATCTTCTTGGCAGTGATCTTGCTGGCGGCGAAGGCGGAGAAGGAGTGGATCTTTCAGGACTTGAAGGAATGGGCGATGCAACAGACGCAGCAGAAGAACCAGCAGCAGATGATAGTCCGTTACTAGCAGCGCCAGGGTCGAGAGAAGATACTTATGATGCACAACATAAGAGGTCTAAGGGCAAGGTCCACATAACAAAACAGATGACCGGAGAAAGAGATAAGAGGGATCATGGCGGTCGAACTCAATCATACAGGACTGTACCAGGGTATAAAAAGTTAAAATCTTTGTCCAGAGGGGTTGTAGAAGAAGATAAGCAAAGACTTTCGGAGTCTAACGACACTACTTATATTAATGAAGAGGAGAACATATTTTCTTTAAACAGGGAAGTAGCAAACCTCATCAACGAACTAAACAACAGGAAACCTAAAAATGAGACTGAAGCATAATAAGAAAAGAAATACAGCATTTTTGTTCGAGACTCTCACCAGAGAATATATCAAGGCGGTGGTAAAGAAAAACACTGCAAGGCAGACTCTTGTAAAGAGGATCATTAAGGACAACTTTGCAAAGGGGTCGACACTCAATGAGGAGTTGAAGATCTATCGTGAAGTGCTTGAGACAGACGAGTTATCAAAACAAGAAGCAGAGAGTATGCTTCAAGAAGCAAATCAAAGGTATCAAAAGTTGAATGGTCACGAGATATTTAAATCTCAGAACAAGTTGATCAAAGAGATGAATTATCAACTTTCTTCAGACGTGTTTGGAAACTTTGTGCCGAATTACAAAAGTCTCGCAACTGTGTATGGAATATTTAACAACAAGACATCCATAAAAGAGAAGATGATTTTGGAAAGAAAGATGGTGGAGTCCCTGACTTCAGAACAAACAGAAGAGCAACAGCATGTCGACAACCTTACCTACAAGACTTTTGTAGAAGGTTTTAACAAGAAGTATGCTGACCTTCCAGAAAATCAGAAAGACCTTTTGACAAACTACATCGCATCTTTCTCGGACAACTCTATTGGGTTGAAAGTTTTTATGAACGAGCAAGTTTCTGACCTAAAGGAGAGATTGATCTCTCACAGCGAAGATGACTCGCTGCAAAACGAACAACTCAAGGAAAAGTTTGATCGGGTGTTGCAAAAACTCGAAACATACAAAAACAAAGAAATTGATGATATAATGGTTGAAGAAGTACTTAAGATACAAGACTTGGTTAGGGAGTTGGAAGAAGATGCTTAAAATCAATATTGTTCGTGGCGAAAAAGACGCAGAACCAGTAACAAAGCAAATATCTTTTCGTGAAGCACGAAAAGCAATAAATGGTGATCTGTTGATATTTGACCATGATCTTATTGATATAGTTGTATCTCGCGAGAAGTCTAGACTTTCCACCTTTCCAAAGAAGACCATAACAGAAGAGTGTTACTTCGCGCAGAAGAACCTTTTAGAAACGCTTGCCTCTCTTGGTGTGTTAGACCGGGGTTCAATTAAGTCTGGATCTGTGCACGCTTCTCTGGAGGCAGACATATTAAAGTCAGCAGAAGAGACAGTGTCAAGTTTCCAGATTACGTTGTTAGAGGTTTTTAACTTCCTTCAGGAAGAAATGCCTAATATGAAATCTAGAGAGATGTATAAGGACAACTTGCAAGATTTCTTTCTTGAACCTGATGACATTGACAGTACAGAACTTGGCGAGGTGCCTCACGATCAGAAGAAGGGAAGTATGGATCATCAGGTTCGACCTTACGGATACCAATACATGTATTCTATCTTGAGAGAAATGACGGAGAAGTAATGCTTACCTTTACGATTGCCTGCATTGGCATGACTCAAATAATCATTTACGGAAGTATATTGGATAGAATTCGACCCACTCAGGGTTGGATGGGGAAACTTGTATCCTGCCCGATGTGCACAGGGTTTTGGACCGGGATTATTTTGTGGGCGATAAGTCCTTACACGGGACTATTTACGTTTGATAGGACGCCGGTAACGGCATTTGTCTTGGGTTGCTACTCTTCGATGGTTTGCTACTTTGCTAGTATGCTTGTCACAGATTGGGGACTTCAGATAAAAATAGAAAAGGAGTAGAGTTATGAAACGTTGGATGTTACAAAAAGTCAGACGTTGCTGTAGTGGCAAGTAACTGATGCGGGTGACCCCCGCTTGAGGATATAAAATGAAATTAATAAGAGAGTATTTTGAATTGTGCGAGGGCGGCGTATGCCAAGACCTCCTGACAGAAGACGAGAAGCGAAGAGTTGCGCAGGGCGCTACGATTCTAACAGGCGTCATGCAAATGTCAGAAACAAAGAACCACAACGGTAGAGTTTATCCGCACGCCTTACTTGAGCGCGAGGTTAAGAGGTATGGCGAACTAGTAAGTCAAAGAAGGGCACTAGGTGAATTAGATCACCCAGAGTCTTCTGTTATAAATCTTCAGAATGCTTCACACATTGTAACTGAAATATGGATGGACGAAAATAAAGTAATGGGTAAGATTGAAGTTTTACCCACACCATCAGGAATGATCTTAAAGAGTTTGGTCGAGGCAGGTATACCTTGTGGTATTTCTTCCAGAGGCATGGGTTCTGTTAGAGAATCAAACGGTGTCACTTTAGTAGAAGATGATTTTCAACTTATTTGTTTCGACATGGTCTCTGACCCATCGACACCGGGTGCCATCATGTCTCAGGTGAATGAGTCTAAGGATATGACAAGAGAATTAACTAAGGTTGACAAGATCAACATTTTAATGGGAAGTATTTTAAAAGAAAAATGAAAGCACAAGAAGTAGATAAATTAAAGAAAGTTCTGAAACCACTCGTCATGGAGTGTATCAAAGAAGCGATATTTGAAGAGGGTGTCTTGTCGACATTGGTAGCAGAGATCGTGTCCGGTATGGGACAACCCATAGTAGAACAGAAGACACAACAAGTTGCTACACTAAAAAGAGATACTACAGCAGTTTCTAAGAGGTTGCAGGAATCAAAAAATAAACTTGCAGACGCTATTGGCAAAGAAGCATATGGAGGCGTTAATGTGTTTGAGGGTACTGAACCACTTTCAAGTGCCGGTAATTCATCTCCTTCTCATTCTCCGCTAAGTGGTGTCGACCCGAACGACTCGGGAGTTAGTATAGACGGATTAATCGGAGCGTTCGGCAATAAGTGGAATGCTCTAAAGTAAAGGAAAAAACAAGATGAGTAAACCAGTAAATTTTGAAGTAAAACCAAAAAACAACGAAGATCAGATGAAGATGATTCGTCGATTTATCAAGAAGACTAAGAAAGAAGGTTTGATCGACGCAGTGCGCAACCGTAGTCAATTCACTCCGAAGTCTGAGATCAGAAAGTTGAAGAAGGAAAGAAAGAAAAGACTTTCTCAAGAATCAACAAGAAAATTTAACGAAAAGTTTAAAGACTAAATAACTTAGGAGATTTAAGATGGCACAAAGCACAAGTTCAGGATTTCACACATACAGCAGTTGGGGCAGGACCCGCAGACCAAAGTGCATTACAGGTGCTGATGGTACTGCAGTTGTAGATGTTGCCGATGTTGCCGCAGCAAAATTTATAACTGATGCCATTACCGGCGTCAACAAATCGAACCCAGCATCTGGAGTATACTCTACAGAAAACCAAAGGTATCTACATGTTACAGCAACTACTGGTGGTTCTGTCGCCAACATTTTTGTTTATTCATATGCTTTTGGAGTATGGGCCGAACTTATTATTGGTGGTAGTTCTTGTACGGTAGCAGATGGCGAGCACAAGATTTTTGAAATTGATGGAGTTGACCTCGTAGCATTTAACCTTGGTGCAGATACAACAAGTGTTTATGCTGCTTGTTCAACATTCTAGGAGATAAGTAATGGCAGCAAGTACAAGTTCAGGTTTTCACAGATATTCAAGTTTTGGAAGACATAGAGGTATCAGAAATATTGCAGGTGCTTTTGGGACAATGCTTCACGATGCTTCCACCACTCTTCCGACCGCAGCACCATCAGCAGCAACAGATGGATATAGAACAGAGAATGAAAGATTTCTTCATATCTATGTAAAGAACAGTGAGAACGACGAGAATCACACCTTAACAGTTTGGGGATTCAACTATGCTTCAGGAGTCTGGGCAGAACTTTATGATGTTTCCGGCAATCAAGTTGAACTAACCTTTAATCAAGCAATATACCATCACAGAATTTTTGAAATTGCGGGTGTTGATAGGTTGTACTTTCAGGGGTCTGCACATAACTTTCATGCTGACGACAGGGTTGCAGCAGGACTTTCGAATTTTTAGGAGTATCGCTATGAAAAGACAGCATAAAATAAAACCTGACTTCACTATTGATAATATCAATGACTTAAATAACGATACTCAAATCACGACAAAACAAGAAGATGGAACCCTAGCATCGGCACCTTTACGAATGGTTATTCCTGGTCTTTCATCTTTAAGAACAAATCCTCAAAAATAAACAAAAGTTGCCCTACATTGTAGTATAATAAAATTCAGGTGTTTAGAAAACACTCCAACTATTTATTACTGAACATATTTTTAATACAAGGGGAAAATTATGTCTTCATTACTAGAACAAGCAATCATCGACGCAAAAGCACTTAAAGATGCTGCACTTAAAAATGCAGAGCAACTGGTCATCGAGAAGTACTCTGACCAAATCAAGGAAGCGGTTACTTCTTTCTTAGAAGAAGAAGAGGAGGATGAGATGGACATGGAGATGGATCCAATGGCAGATCTTGCTTCTGAAGAACCTACCGGTGACGAAGAGAGTGTTTCCGACGCTTCTGATGAAGAAGCAATGGATGCAGTTTCTACTTCTGACTCTGCAGAGGTTGAGTTAGACCTTGACGCTATTGAAAAGCGAATTAAAGAGATCGAAGCAGAAGAGGGTATTGCTGCCAGCGATGCCTTAGAGTTCGATAAAGTAGATCATGAAGAACTTGCTTCCTCTATGGAAGATGAGATTCAGTCATCCCCTGACGCAGAATCTTTGGCAACCGAAACCCTTGCTCAATTAGAGGAAGAGTTAGAGGATGTGTTCGTAGACGACATTATGGAAGCGCTTAAGGTAGATATGAAACCACAAAAAAGAGGTTTTATGGGTGTCTCTAATGAAGAGATCGACCATGCAGTGGAAATGGAACTCGCTAGAGCACAAGATGATGAGGTCAAAGAGCAACTTGAAGCACTCAAGTCAGCACTTGATAAGTTAGAAGAATCAAATATTTCCCTTAAGAAGAACAACAAACAATTATTAAATGAGAATAAAGATCTAACAGCGGAGGTTGAAACCTACCAGAATGCTGTTGGACAACTAAAAGAAAAGTTTGATGCTGTTAATACATCAAACGCTAAACTATTGTACATCAATCGTACTTTGGATTGTAACTCCCTGAATGAGCGACAGAAAAAGAATATTGTCGAATCAATTGCAAAGGCAGAAGATGCAAAAGAAGCGAAGGTCATTTATGAGACCCTTCAAAATTCAATGGAGACTACCAAAATTGAAAGTAGTCCTGAATCGTTGAATGAAGCGGCAAGCAGAAGATCATCTTTGCTAGTTCGAACTCGTGAAGAGAAGAGAACAACAACATCAGCAAATATATTTGCTGATAGAATGCAGCGATTAGCTGGTATAAAAAACAGAAATTAATTATTTAGGAGGTTACAAACAATGTCTGTATTAGAAAAATTAACCGAAGGTATTGTTCGACGTGACGTCTCTAAGGAAGGTCAAGCACTTCTCGAAAAGTGGGAAAAGACTGGTCTTTTAGAGGGCATCAGCAACGAGCAAAACCGAAACGGTATGGCGGTTCTCCTTGAGAACCAAGCAAAGGAGCTTCTTCGTGAAGCATCCACAATGTCCTCAGGTGATGTCGAAGGTTTCGCATCAGTTGCTTTCCCAATCGTTCGCCGAGTATTCGGTGGATTGATTGCAAACGATCTCGTAAGCGTTCAGCCTATGAGTCTTCCAAGTGGTCTTATCTTCTTCTTGGATTTCACCGCAAATGAAGCACGTGGCGGTCTCGCTGCTGGCGATTCACTTTACGGTGGTAATGTTGTTGCTCGTCAGTTGACTGGCGGTGTTGATTTGGCACCTACTGATCAAACAGGCCCTGGTGGTTTTTACGATCTTGGTAATACTTACACGGCAGCAACCGGATCTAACACTGAAATTGCAGCAGGTGCTATCAGCAACCTTGTTTCTGCAAAGGTCTTTACTTCTCTTACGGAAGCGGACAAGAAGAATCTTCAATTTGATCCAGATCTTTTGGCTTTCTTGGAAGATGATGCTTCACAGCAAGTAGAGGTTGTAACGGTCTCTAGTCTTGACGAAGATTTACCAAGACTTAACAAGAATGCACTTGCAGGTATTAGAATTCTTGTTAACGGATCGAACGCACTAGCGAACAGTCCTGCTCTTATTCGTCGCCTGACTCGTTTGGATTCTAGTGGCAACCTTGTTCTTACTTTCGTAAAGGATGCTGCTGATCCGCTCAACGCAGGTGCAGCGATTGATGCAGGCGCACTGAGCTACCCACTGGCCGATCATTTCACTGGAACTGATCACGTTGGTGTCGTTAGAGGTGCTTCCGAGTGGGCTCTTGAAGGTGCAGGTGTCAACCAGGGTGCTGGTCCACAAATGCCAGGACAATTGGTCGATCAGGGAATTCCTGAGATTGACATCAGGGTTGACAGCATTGCTGTTACCGCAGTCACAAAGAAATTGAAAGCAAAGTGGACTCCTGAGTTAGGTCAGGACCTCAACGCTTACCACAACCTTGATGCAGAGGTTGAATTGACTGGTATTCTTTCAGAGCAGATTGCTCTTGAAATTGACCGTGAGATTCTTAGCGATCTTATTGTTGGTGCAAAGGCAGGTACTCGTTACTGGTCACGTGCTCCAGGACTTTTCGTTGACAGCAATGGTAACGAGTTGGGCGCTACTTCGGCATCGCCTGATTTCACTGGTACTGTTAGCGAGTGGTATGAGACTCTCATTGAGACAATCAATGACG